TAATATTTGCTTTGATTGGCGGTCTGTAGAACCCCTAATAAATTACTATCGGTGAAAAAACCGTTATTGGACTTTGGCTGGCGACCTCGTTTTAATTCCATTTGGTTATCTCCGTAATTGCATAAACAGATTAAACAAATGCGTTAAAGATAAATATAATACCAAACAAACAATAAAGCAATGTTTATTTTTCAAATCCCAAATATTTCTTTGATTGCGAACAGAATCCCAACCAGCAGGAAAAAGAAAAGCGCGGTTTGCCAGTTCATAAGCTACCCCTCATTTTCAACGTAATGTATACCGTTTTGATCTGTTCAAAGTTAACGGCGTTCGGCGGATATCTTAAAAGCACCCACCCCATTTCCGTCAGGCGATTATACTTTTCCAGATCGCCGATAAATCCAGACCCACGCAGGTGCCGTCCACGCTGCCAGATACCTCCCTCGATCTCGACCGCGAGACGAACCGAAGGGAAGGCAAAATCAATGCGCCATTTTCTTTCCGGGCAAAAACAGTGCTCGCGCTCCGGGTTCGGAAGGCCGTAGTGCTGGAAAAAAATGTCGGGGATTGATGTTGCCTTCGCCATGTTATTTTTTCCCCTTGGCTTTTTTCTCTTCCCTCTTTTCTTCGAGCGCAAGCTCTTCCTGGCACATCTCTTCAGGGATGATGTCATTATGGCATTCCTCGCCGGTGTCCACGCGGAACCATGTGCGGGTTTTTGCCTTGAAATCATAAACGATTTTGCATTCGACCGGCCTAAATTCTTTACCTGAAAGCAACTTCGCTTTGATCTCGTGAGAGCGGGCGTCGTACTTTTCTATGTCCGCTTTGATCTGTGAATCAAATTCACGCTTCCGCGCTTCCGCCTCTTGCAGACTCTGCATAGCTTCAGACATCTGCTGCCCGTATGCCAGCTTTTCTTCCGTGGTGAGAATACAGGGTAGAGTCATCACATCTTTTTCTTTACGCATACCGTTCCTCCTTTTATTGGTTTAAAATTCCCCGAACATCATGCCGACGGGGATCTGGTTTTTGGGGATCATTTCGTCCCCTTGAATACCGGCCATTCGAGAACAGTGACTTCTGGGTTTTTGTCCCATGATCCTGGACCGTTGATTTTTTCCCACAATGTTGCGAATCCGTTTTTATAGCAGGTTTTTGTTATTCCACATAAAGAAATATCGTCTTCCTCACTAGTCCCTGCTCGATGAAACCAATATGTTTTTTTCGCACCTTCAGCTTTTGCGTCATCCTCAGAAATATCCTGCAATCGCTCCTGGCGTACTGCGATTAAATCAAGAGAGATGCGCGAGGCCCATCGGGGGAGAAAAATAGGTGAACGCCATTTTCCTTGATCTGTTTTAGACCAGATACGATTCTCATTTGCCTTATAGTCTACAGCCAAACAATCCTCTTCTGTCGGTTTTATAAGCTTACTTGGCTTTATTTTGTCGAATGGTTTTCCTACGCACCATGTTTCCCTCACCCATAGCCGATCGCCGGGCCGCGCCTTTTTCCACCGTTCCCCGGTTCGCCTGGTCATGGTTTTATTTCCGGCCCATATTGCCCGCACCATTTCCTGCTTGAATAAAATTCCGTGTTCTTTCATAATTCCTCCGCAGCCCTTAAAGTGTCTTTTTTGAACATGTAATTACTGTCACCAAGAACAGCGCGAGCATCGGCAACGAATTTTTTCCAGTTGATTCCTTTTTCGAGTTCAGGATTGTAGTTAATTTTCCCGATCTTCCAGAAATCCACGATACCCTTTCCCCATTTTAGAATTTCAAGCGCCTGGTCAACGTCGAAAACCGGCTCGACCGAAACCCATGTGAAAATACCCATGCGCTTCGCCGCTTGAATTGCATGAATTCGATCAATAGAACTGGCCGCTCCGGGCTCCATATTTTTGCGCGTCTGACCAAAGCAGGTTAAGGTGGTTCCAAATTTCCACCCGTATTTTACCAGCAGGTCGAAGTCCTGGCAGGCGCGGGTTCCAGCTTTTGTCAGAATCGAGACATTGAGATTGTTTCTTCCGAGAATTTCCAGCGCCTCGCGGGTAATGTCGTGGCCGACGGGTGGCGAATAAGGATCGCACATAAAACAGAGATTGATTTCCCGGCGGTCCCCCTTCATCTGCGCGGCTTTCTTTTCAAGGGCGGCAAGAATGTCCTTGCGCGGGGCGGGGATATTGAATTCGCTTTCCTGGGTTCCGTACATCTTCGCCATCTTACGGGCAAAACAATAGGTGCATCGGTTGGCACATCCTTTGTAAAGGTTCAATGCCAGTGGTGAGTATTCAGCGGCGCGTCCTTCTGTAATATAAATAGTTCTCATATCCCGATTATCCCCGCTATTTTAATAATGGCAACTTCGTATTCGTCGGCTGTGAGGTTCATACTAATTATTGCTTTTTTATATGATTCATACGTGTTAATATTTTTACTATTACTGAACAAACGTTCGCATTTTTTATATCTGTCTTTTAAAAATATTTCTTGCTCTTTAGTCATTTGTCGCTCCAATGATCAGGTTCCATGGGGTCTTTTTCTTTTGATAAGTTTTTAAATGTCATAGTTGGCTTATTAAAAAATACCTCCTTGTATCCAGTACGCCCATTTTTATTTTTTGCCAATATTATTTCTGCTATCCCTTTTTTATCCGAATTGCGGTTATAATATTCATCCCTGAAAAGGAACAATACCTTGTCGCTGTCCTGTTCCAGTGATCCACTTTCATACAGATCTGATAAACGAGGTATTGGCGGTTGTCTCTTTTCAACCTCACGAGATAATTGACATAATGCAATAATCGGAATATTCATGTTTTTTCCAAGGGCCTTTAACCTTTTGCTTATTACGCTTAATTCTTCGTTGCGAGACCTACCCTTGTCCGAATTCGTTATGAGACCAATATGGTCGGCTATTATTAATTTAATTCCTTTTGATTTTACATAATTTTCAGCCTTTGCTATTAATTGCATTATCGGTATTGCTGGTGTTTCATCGATATATACCGGAAATTCTGCAACGGTTCCAGCAGACAAACCCAAAGCCTGCCATTGCTGATTTTGTAATTGTTGACCGCGTAAAATATCATCGAACGAAACACCCGCATGAGCGCAAAGCATACGACCGCCGATCTGTTCGTTTGATGTTTCGATGGAAAATATTAATACCGGAATACCGCTTATTGCATTATGGGCGGCTATTTGAAGCGCAAAAGCCGTTTTACCCATTGATGGTCGTCCGGCAATAAGCACCATTTCAGAATCAACAAATCCTCCGATCAGATTATCAATATCAGAGATCCCTGTTTTTAACCCTATAGCACATCCTTGTTTTGAAAGCAATTCGAATTTTTCAAAAAGCAATGGAACTATTTCATTTATTGGAACTGGAAATCGTTCGTATGAATTTGTTGCATTCAATTCAGTAATAATTTTCTCTGATATATCGCGTGCTGAAATATCCATATCTGAAAACGCTGCTAATATTTTTTCAGTACATACCTCGATAATTTTACGCCGCTCAAATTTATCTTTTAGAACGGATATTTCAGCTTCTAAATAACAATTTGAAGAATATCTTTCACTGATTTCTGAAATATCCACCGCCGCATCTGGATACATATTCGCAATAATCATTACATCGCAGCAATTTTTGTCAACCATGAACTCAAATATTTTGCGGTGTTTTGATTGGTAGAAATATTCCGGATTAATCTGGTATGCGTAATTTTTGAATGTTTTATCAGAATTGAAAAATGAAGACAAAACACATTTTTCAATATCTGGAGCATTTGGCGGTATCCGGTCAAATTCGTTCATAGGGATGATTTCCGTTTGATTGTTCTTTTTGGTCAGGTTTAAACCATACAATTCTCGCCTTTTGCTTCCAAGATCTTACGGGTGATCCGCGTTGATCGTGCCATGGCGGATTACCTTCGGAATAGTATTTATGAAATTCAATTGCCTTCAATTCAGAAAACCCATTGATCTTAAAAAAATCTATAACATCTTGTTTTTCTGGTGGTTTAAATTCTGTTAAATTATTCTTCGAATAATGGGGGGTTTCCTTTACTTTACTCTTCTTTACTTTACTCTTTCTTTCCTCTTGTCTTTTAATTGCATCTTCACGGTCCTTAGAAACAGCGGAAATGCGTTTTTTTATTCCATTTGAGGTATATAGTCCGGTTTCAGATTTATAGCAAAATTCAATTTTAATCGCTGATTCAAGTATTTTTTGGTGTTCTTCGATAGTAATTCGACATTTATTCGCGAATAATTCGCCGAATAATCCTTCTAAATTAATTTCACCAGTTTCTGTTTTGTATGCTCCCTGCCAGAATTTGATTACCCATGTCAGGCCATTATTACCGTGTAGCATTTCCAAGGCATCAATTTTTTCATCGAAGTCAACATCCACAGGAAAATACTCCAATCCTATTTTTTTGGGACGAGCCACAAAATAGCCTGTCTATGTCGCTGCAAAAATGCCCGGTCTATCCTGGAGCTCGACTTCCAGAATAGACCTTAGATAGCAAAACTTGGGAGTTTTGCCGGGCGTTAACTGAATTTTTTTTTCAGGAGTGTCGAGCCCATGATGTCCAGTAATATACTAAATAAAATTCTATCGTGCAAGTTTTTTTTCTTCAGACTCAATAGACGATTTCAAGCGCTGAATTGCCGTGATGATTTTTTTGTACTCCGGGTGAGTGTCGTTGCAGCCGTAAGACGCCTTGACATCGTAAAGAACCTTCAGCCGTTCGCGCATTTCTGGCAGTGTCATCGATCCCATGGCCCAGGCTCCCGTTTGTTGAGATCCCACAATGCACTCCAAACAATCAGGGCGGCGCAGAATAGAAAGAAGCATCCCACCGGAATAGAAAAGCATTGACACATTGTAAAGAAGAAACGGTATTTTTCGTAATCATAATTTTGAGCGAGTGATGCGAAGGTATGATGAAACCAGAAAAGAGTTTCAGCGCAAGTAATTGATAGTAAAAAAAGCGCTTTTTTCATTTCACCCTCCACACGGCTATGTGTCCGGGACGGTCGGTGATGGATATTGACACGCTCATTTTTCGGCGTTTCGCGCCTGAATAGTACGACGTTCCGAGACTGTGAACGAGCGCCTTGTTGCTGGTGTCCATGGGGATGTACTGAATATCGCCGATCTTGAAAGATTTCCAGTTGATCTTAGGCAGCGGTCGGCCGTCTTTGCCGAACACCGGGCGACCGGGGGAAAAGCCATTGTTCATTTAAAAGTTGCTCCATAGTTTATTAACATCAAGACCCATTCCTTCGCCAGTATTGCTATTTTCCATCCATAAAATATTGTCAATAGACGAATGGCGTTTAAAAATAAAATGATCGATTTTTATTTCGATATCACTTGCTTTTAATTCCGCCTCTACCGCCTCGATGATCTCCTGCGCCAAGTGATGACCGTTACTGTGATAGTTTCCGTTCGCTTCGCGCTGCTCGGTGATCTTAGATACTGCCTGATAGATAATATTGTTCATTTATTCCTCCTAAAATAATTGGGAGCTGATGGAGTCGAACCACCCGAACCCGAAGGCACTTGCTCTACAGGCAAGCCCGCTACCCCTACGGTATAAACTCCCATACTCCTTAAATATACAACAATATCAAATAAAAGTCAACAACTATTCTTCACCACAGAAACTTTCCGCAGTCCGGGCAATAGCTCCACCGGGAGCCTATGGTCAGACCGCAGCATGTGGTTTCGTGGTCTCCTTGTAATAAACTGAATTCCCGGCGCTGCGAAGGGATCACCGGCCACTGGATCGGCGGGGAGCGGCGCTTTCCGCAGGCGCAAACCGAACCCTTGGTGATGTCGTTGTCTGGAATCGCCTCAAAATGAAGGCCGAAAAAGCAAAGGATTCGCCAGATCATGGAGTTGCCTTTCATAGTGAATTAATTAATTGACTTCCGATATATTCAGTATATGCGGGAGGAATTGCCAGCTTGATTTCGTTTCGAGTCATCCAATCTATACCCATTGCATTGCGCCATTCATCAGCGGTTCCCTTCGAAACATTCCGAAAAACCTTGCCCCAGGATTTCCACCGTCCTGAGCCGCCTGCCACTGAGAAAAAACCTTCACCAATTTTTTTGCCGCAATGCGATGGATGTTCAGGACTCATGATTAAAGCCGACGATTCAAAATGCCGATGTCGAAAAACCATGAGTCCGAACATCATACCGCAAAGCGTAATATGATGCGCAATCGGAGCGCCTGGCACGTTCTCAATTACGAATGGTTTTCCGCTCGCTTTGAGCCTTTCACGAATTGGCGTGAGTAAATCCGTATATTTTTTTCCTGCGTTGCGGTGAACCACAGAAGCAACGCTGAATCCAGTACATGGTGGAGATGCGTGGATGACATCGAAATTATCAAGAGAAAATTGCATCGCGTCCGCCCGATGAAATTCAAAAGGATAATGCGGTTGTGGGGAAAGATCAACTCCGACAACCTCAAACCCTGCGCGATGATACCCCATTGAGCAACCACCGGCCCCGCAGAATAGATCAAGTAAGCGTGGCTTTTTCATTTGTCTTTCCCAAAACTTTCGCATGCAGGAACCCGACCTCTGCGATGCAGCTCACGGATATTTTCACCCCGGCGTTTTTTGCGCTGGAATACAGGGCAGACTTCTGGATTGCCAGCGGGGTGCCATTGAGCCGGACCTTTAAAACTTTGCCGACTTCCAGCTCTGCCCATTGGTATTTTACTGGTCTACCGCGCGGAAAGGGTTGAGGAAACTCGGAATTCATTTCTTTGCCGGCATTCCGTACTCAGGGTTTTTTGCAAGGATCAGTTTGCAGATTTCCGAATTCGTCGCGGCCACAACCTCCCCGTTCCCCTTATCGTAAAGCAAATGGAAATGCGCCTCGATGCGCTCCAGGCAGTTGAGCACCGCGATCCCGGCTTCCGGGCATTCGACCGAAGACGCTCCGATGAACGCGACCGCCCGGTCGAGGCACTCGGCAAAGTGAAATTCCCCACGGTTGTACAGGTCGCAGCGAATATCCCGGATTTTAGAAAGTAGCGTTTCGGTTTCCATGTTACCTATAATATAATCTATGGTAACAAAATAGCAACATAAATAAACAACAAAATATAAACAAAAAGAATTGATTTTTTGCCTGAAAATGTATTATTATATAATCATCTACATCGGAGGGGTATGAACAAGCAGAAGCCTGCCACTATTGCCGATTTGAAATTTGATGAGAATAACGCCAATAAGGGGACCCAGCGCGGACGGGGATTGCTGGAAAAATCCTTGCAGCAGTACGGCGCCGGACGCTCCGTGCTCATCGACAAAAACAATAGAATTATCGCCGGGAATAAAACTATCGAGACCGCCGGCCAGGTTGGCATGACAAAACTTCGCATCATTGAGACCGACGGCAATGAGATCGTCGCAGTAAAGCGCATTGACCTTGATCTGAAAAAAGATCGCCGCGCCCGCGAGCTGGCGATTGCCGATAACCGCGTCGGAGAGGTCGATCTGGAGTGGGACTCCGCCGTTCTGGAACAACTGAAAACCGAAGGGGTGGATCTGGAAAGCCTGGGATTTTCAGACATTGATCTGCAAAAAATCGGGATTGAAAATAAAGACGAAATTACCGATGCCGAACCTCAGATCGACATGGCTGCGGAACTCAATAAAAAATGGAAAGTCAAGCCGGGCGATTTGTGGATGGTCGGAGACCATCGGCTGCTCTGTGCGGACAGCTCAAAGCACGAGAACATTGTCAAAATAATGGGCAAGGAACGGGCCTGTTGCGTTTTCACCGATCCGCCTTACGGTGTTTCAATAGGGAAGAAAAACGTCATGTTAAATTCCTTCCAGAAGGCTGGAATGAATTTAACAAATATTGTTGACGACGACCTTTCCCCGGAGGAATTGAAAGCGAAAATTGCGCCGGTTTTTTCCGAGATAAAAAATACTGTCATGGCGGACGATTGTACTGTTTTTGTATGCAGTCCCCAAGGAGGGGGGTTAGGAATGATGATGATGATGATGCAAGAATCATGCCACGAAGCTCGCCATGTTTTAATATGGAAAAAAAATAGCCCCACCTTCAGCATGGGTCGATTGGATTACGATTATCAACACGAACCTATTCTTTTGACCTGGGGGAAGAAGCACAAGCGCCCGATGCTCGGAAATCACCGCACTTCCGTATGGGAAATAGATAAGCCATTATCAAACAAAGAGCACCCCACCATAAAGCCAGTTGAACTATATATCAACGCTTTTTTAAACAATAGCGACAATGGCGACATTGTTTTTGATCCCTATGCCGGTTCAGGAACCTGTATGGTCGCAGCAGAACAGACCGGAAGGAAGGCTCGCGGTATTGAGATCAGCAAAGACTATTGCGCGGTGATTCTTGATAGAATGCAAACGGCGTTTCCAAGTATAAAAATTAAAAAGGCATAAGATGGGGAAACGCGGCCCGAAACCCTGGCAACCCTCCGCTGCCGACATTGAGTATGTCCAGGAATGCGCGGCACAGGGGATAGCAGAGACAAAAATTGCCGAGGGACTTGAAAAAGATTACGGAACCTACCGAAGAAACATACACATATTTGCGGAAGCATTAAAAAAAGGCCGCGCAGAATTCGACCTGAGCCTCGACCGAGCCGTCCCGCAAGTTGTCAACTCCATGCTGAAGCGCTGCCTTGGTTATGAGTATGAAGAGGTGCAGACAAAGCAGGAGGGCCGGGTAGTAAACGGTAAGATGCACGATGGGGACGTGACGATCACCAAAACAAAGAAGCATATTCAGGCCAGCGACGCGGCCATTTTCTTCTTCCTTTGCAACCGCGACAAACTAAAATGGATCAATCCCATGAAGCTCGATGAAGCCAAGGGCGACCACAGCGGGGAAATCATGAGCTGGATTAAACAGCTTAAAAACGAGCCTGCAAAGTGAACCTCGGAGAACGGCAGCGGCAATCCCTCATTGCATCCCACAAGAGAATAAATATTTGGTGGGGGACCATCCGCTCGGGTAAAACCTTTCTTTCGATAATCCGCTGGATCGAGCATGTGAAAGACGCCCCGCCTGGCGCTCTGATCATGACCGGAAAAACAGTCAACACCCTTTTCCGAAACATCATAGAGCCGATGTGGAACATGCTCGGCAGCGATATGGTCTACCATCCCGGAAACCATACCGTGAGACTATGGGGAAAAAACATCTACTGTTTTGGAGCGGACAACGAAGCGTCGGAAGGAAAAATACGCGGCATGACCGTTGCCGGAGCATACCAGGATGAGATAACGCTTTCGCCAATTTCCTATTTCAAAACTACCCTCGGGCGTATGTCGCTCAATGGCTCCATGTATTTCGGATCGACAAACACCGATAGCCCCTATCACCCACTCAAGGTCGAATACCTCGACAGAAAAGACCTTGATTTAATTCAATTCCCATTTTTACAGAAGGAACTCGAAGAGAACCCTGCGCTCAGTGATGAATTCAAGATCAACATCAAAAAGGAATATGTCGGCCTTTGGTACAAGAGATTTATTCAAGGTCTGTGGGTTCTTGCTGAGGGCGCGATATATGATTTCTTTGACGAGTCCGTTCATACAGTTTCAATCGCCGAGATCAATAGACAATTCAGAGCACAGTATTATTTCGTTTCCGTTGACTACGGTACGTCAGGGGTTACGGTCTTCGGCCTTTATGCAATCAACAGAGATAAAGCATCGAAATGGAAAGTGGTAAAGGTCCGTGAATACATTTGGGACGCTATCGAAAAAGGACGGCAGAAAACCGATTCCGAATTTTCTCAGGATATGAAGACCTGGCTGGCTCAGATAAAACCGCGCGGGATTATCGTTGATCCATCCTGTAATTCTCTTCAGGTGCAATTAAGAAAAGACGGATTCGATAACGTAATCGACGCTAAAAATGACATTCTCGACGGGATCAGAAAACAGTCAACAATGCTGAAAAACGGCGAATATATTCTTTGTAAAGAAGGATGCAAAAGAACAATTCAGGATTATTCGGGATACATTTGGGACAAGAAAGCGCAGTTGAAAGGTGAAGACATTCCTGCACCAGGACCGGCAGAGCACACAAAAGACGACGAACGCTACCTGATTTATACTCTATTCGGTCCCGACGCTGATTTTGATCTGGATTCGCTTGCGAGCTGGTAAGTAATCCGCCCGCAGGTTGGGGCGCTTTCGGATAACGCCCTGCTCAATGTGTGCTGGCCGGTTCCTCCGGCTTGCATGCTTGAGCTGTTAGCTGTCTGTTTTTGCGGCTTCCGAAGTGTCCTGCACGGCGATCTTCGCACAGGACGTGCGTTCTTCCAGCTTTGGGCCTTCGGACTTTCGCGCATTTTCAATCGCTTGTTCAATAGTTGGATGCCGCCTTGATATATCGCCTTCTCTTCCTTCACGCCGATGAAACCAAAAACGCATTGAATTGAATGTATGCGGTTCAATTTCAAGACGTATGCAAGCATCGTGACAAAGAATAACAAGTTTTGTCAGGTTATTAAAATCAAATGTCGCTAAATTAGAATAACCAAATTTGATTTCAATAGCTCGCTCATGATCCCAATTTACTTTTTCTAATTTTGCCGAAATATGATAAAGCCCGCTATAAACAATTCCAAGAATCTGAGCAACATCACGACCGTGTGGAGAACATTTAATTCCTAAATCTTTATACGAACTTTCGAGCCATTCCCAATGTAACATTTTTTTTCCTCTTTCTTCCCGGCAGGACGCCGGGTTGCTTCGCCGTGCTATAATTTAAGAGCCGCAAAAATTGCAGCTAACGTTTGCGGTACTGCCGATGCAGCCGCCTATAATCCCAATTCCAAAGCCAACTGCGGCTGTTTTGGCATACCGCTGTTAGGTGCTGTATGGCAAATTTCCATAGTGTTCTGCGCGGGGCTTCTTAGCGCATGGATGCGCTCTTCGGCTATCCGGCAGTATTCTTCAGAAACTTCCGACCCAATAAAGTTACGTCCATTAACCAAAGCCATTTTTGCGGTTGTTCCTGAACCAAGAAACGGATCGTAAACTAAATCGCCAGTATTAGACCAAGAAAGGATATGGTCTTGCGCAAGCTGTTCAGGAAATGGTGCAGGATGGCTGCTGTTTTTCTGAGTATCGAAACGCCAGATATTATTTCTTTTTCCGAATGGCTTGCGCTCAATAATACGAATACTGGTTGCCTTGCCTTCATCCGTTATGCCTTGATTGACTTTTACAGAACCATGCTTAACCTTATTTTCTCTGTCACAAATAAGATTGTGAGTTTTAATACTACCCTTTGACAGTATAAACATATACTCAAAGTTTTGCGCGTAAATAGACTGGCTGCCGAGGCACCCGCTTCCGGTCTTTTCCCATATCATCGTTTCAAGATTAAAACCTATTTCTTGAAAAAACAAAGCCTGTCGAAAAGATGTGCCTGTTTCGCTTCCGTTTTCTGTTTTGTCATTTACCACCCAGACAACTACTCCGCCGCTTTTAGTTACCCTGTATAATTCGGTTGCAATAGTATCAAACTTGAAATCGAACATATTATACTTACGCATGTTGTCGTATGGCGGAGACGTTACGGTTAAATCGACAAAACAATCTGGCATAAGAAGCATCGTACTTATGCAGTTCTCTTGATAAATTGTATTTGTTTTCGGCGCAGGACGCTCCGTGTCTTGCCCCGCGCCTATAATTTCAGAATTTGCCATATTGCACCTAACGGCTTATGCAAGCAAGAAGTGCCGCCGTAACCTAGTAATGCACCTATCGCTATCGTAATCTAACTCACATGGCTTTTTAACAGGACACAACCCACACATCGGCGGCATTTGCGGAGCGCACTTGCTGCATGTGTTGGTGGGAGGTTTTTGGCCTTCCACCTGTTCAAGCGCGGCATCCCATCCGGCCATAAATAAAATTCTCTTTGATTCAGCATCATTATCCTGCGCCCATGAACGACTTTGCCAATATTCCTCTTTTGTACTCATATGCCGCGCCTTTCAAGTTAAAAGGACAAAAACTTTACACCAACGTCCGACAAAGTATGAAGTTGCCGAACTACAATAAGTCCCAAAAGTTGTTGACAAGAACAGCCTTAAACTCGACAGGAATATCCCGTTGATTAGATATACACTCGACAATGTTTTCCATAGCTTCTTTCGGCAATTTTATACTTTGTTTGTTGGTTGACTGTTGAACGAGTACAGCGGTTTTCAGCACGGCATGACTACAGCTTGATACACCATCGCAGACCGCCATATCGCACACATCTTCTTTAATGCACAAAGGATCATTTTTCATGCCGTGCCTACAATCAATTTAAGAGTGAAATTGCAACCAACTACAGATTGTACGATCTGGTAATATCTATATCTTTGATTTTAATAACTCATCAACGTTAACTTTTCTTTTGCGCAATCCCTCATAAATATAAAACAGAGCCTCACCGGCAGCAGAACCGACATCTTGATGAATATTTCTATTTGCATTTAGCGATTGCTGCCGTAATGCCCTGATTATATTTATCGGGATCTTGGGTATTACCAGACGCTTGAATTTTATAAAAGACTCGTGATTGGTCTTGCCTGTGTAATTAGTACTTATGTTCATATTATCAAATATACATAACTA